CATCTTTCCGCAATTGCTACATAAGGCCCATCTAGACGACAAAGGGAATAGTTACATGGAAGCGAGAGTCATATTATGTTCCAGCAACAATATGGGACTAAAATCCGAAATGATCTCGGAAGATGAGGCCCTATGGAGGCGTTTTGAAGCCGTTGCTCAAGTTGTACCGAAGATCCAATATTGCAGACCTGGAACAGAAAAAGGACCAATACGTGAACGTAGATTGATGGACATGGACCACTTTAGCTTGGATGTCTACGAGTTCCACCTCATGAGTTACGATGGCACCAATTGGAGAACGCAGTGCACAATGCCTTACTTGGAATTTGTGGATTACCTGGTGGCCAAATATGACAATTTGAGTGTGAAAGATCATCATTACAAGGAGGAGATTGCACGGCTTAAATCTGAAGAAGTTGAAGATAAGAGATATGATTTGGCTGCCGAGTTCTTCGATGATGAAGAGTCTTCTAAAACTGAAGTCCCTTATGAATCTAGCAGCAGTGAGTTCCACGTACAAAGTGCTTTTGAAGAGGCCCAGGCCTTGGTCGAAAAGGAAAGATCCAGAGCACAAAAGATTTACAACTACTTCGAGGAGATCTTCAGCTATCTTAAAGTTGCGACCGATAAGCTTCTAAACTGGTTCAAGGAGAAGGTTAAAGAACACCCAATAATTTCGTTGCTCACAGCGACCATTGGGGCTCTTTCAATTGTCAAATTTTGTAACAGTTTTAGGAAGTGTCAACCACAAAGTCACGCATATCATGAACCGCGAGTTGAGAAGAAATGCAGTAAAGCCAGGACAAAAGGAAAGTTGTTAAGTTTCTTGTATCCTGAAAATGATGGGTCACCTTTCACTGAGGCGATGCGCAGTGTTATACGCAAGAACAGCTATGTTATTTCAACAGAGTGGTCACAAAGAGCGGGTCTCGCTCTTGTACTCAAGGACAAACTTGTTGGTCTCAACGCCCATTACTACCATTGTTTCAAGAAGAAAGACCCTGAGTCCGATATCACTTTCACACCACTGGTTGCGTGGTGCAACGATTCAGACCACTGTGCTGTTAAGATCAAGATCGCCCATTTGCTAAGAAACCCCCCAACAAAAGAGATGGAGAGCAGAGATTTCTGGGTAGTCAACATCGAGAACATGCGCCCACACAAAAGCATCGTTAACCACTTCGTTGAAGAGAAATTCTTGTCCAATTCAACGAACATCCCATTTCTTATGGTTAGAGTTTCACCAATTGATAAAGAGATAAACACATACGATGGTTACAGCCCTCTGACAGATTTAAAAGCGGTTGGTTTACCAATGATGGACAACGTCATCAAGTACCAGGTACCGACGACTGCGGGAGACTGTGGCTCTGTAGTCTTCGTCAACGACAAACATAGTGTGGGCACTTTGCTTGGTTTACACTACTGCGGGAATGGCAGTTATGGTGCCGCCACAATTTTAACCAGACAATTTGTAGAATCCATTACAACCAGTTACCTACCCCAGTGTTCCGACCTCGAAAACGGTTGTTTGTTTCACCTAAGACCAATAACTCTCAATCTTGGAGACCACGATATAAAACCACCAAAATGTGCCAAAGAGACGACATCAGATGAATTAGTAACTTCTTTTGGGCTCGAAAGAATAGGGACCGTTGAAAAACCTTTACACGTATGCAGGAAGAGCAAATTAAGGACCACACAGTTTTATAGTGTTTTTGATAGATACATCTATAAATTCAAGTACCCTGCGGTTTTGGTGGCAGACCCTGACCCTTACGATGTTGCCATCTCCAAATATGCGACCCCTGATTGCCATATTGGGAGCTTCTTTTGCACTCTGGCATCTCAAAATTACATGGAAAAAATTAAAAAACACTCTTTTAATGATCCTAAGGATGTTCTTTCATTTGAAATAGCTTGTACCGGCACGCATGGAGACTCGTCATGGAATTCCATTCCTCGCAAGACGTCCCCAGGTTACCCTTGGTCAGATATATGCAAAAAAGGTGGGAAAAAAGACTTCTTTGGAGAGGAAGGCGATTACACCTTTGATTCACCACAATGTCAGCTCTTGAGAAAGCGCGTTGAATATGTGATATACAAAGCTAAACAAGGTCAAAGATTGCTACATCTTTATTGTGATGCCATGAAAGATGAGCTTAGATCCGAGGAAAAAGTTGTTGCTAAAAAAACGCGTTTGATCTCGGGAGCACCTCTCGATTATGTCGTCTGTTGTAGGATGTACTTTGGCTCATTTGTGTCATCCTTTATAAAACGACGCATATATAACGGCTCAGCCGTTGGGATCAACGGTTACAGCATAGAGTGGACGGATCTAGCCAATTACCTATTGAGATGTGGAAACAACATAATTGCAGGTGATTTTTCGGGCTTTGACACCACACAAACTAAGGAGATACTCTGGGAGATTTTTGATATAATTGATAAATG